GATGATACGAGTATTACAGCTTTAATTTATTACGATAATGGGACTACAATAGAACAAGTTGCCGGAACTTCTACAGGACTTGTTGGTAAGTTAGATTCAGGTTATACAGACTTCGGAGAAGCTATCTACTATGAAATTATTGATAGGTGGAGAGCTTTCACTGAAATGGATGCTTTCTCGAAAGACATAAGTGGTCTTGCTGTTTTATCTAGTAAAGCCACAGGATCTTTAATTCAATATCAAACAGATTCAATGATTGATAATAAGTGGGAAGATATTGGAAATGTAGAAGGAAAATATGTAACATTATTCCCAAATGTTGGAACAGAAGATTTTAACGAAGTTCGGTTGAGAACAACTGGATATTCAAAAGGTAATCCAATGAGGTTCGAAGGTGTAGAATTACTTTCAATCACAAATAAAGGATTAGATAAAAATTAACATGAATTTATCAGAATTATTCTTAAACAGATATTTATATAAAGATAATAATCAGTCCGCTGGAACAAAGGACTCTGTTTTTAATTCTATTGATAATTCTGATACCGAACCAGCTTCAATCCCTGCTGGTGGTAGTGCTCAGGATATAAATACAGGAAATGTTTTTATTGATGGGGCTATATTAGAACCGGGGACAATTCCTACTACGACTCTTGATGTTTCAAACTGGGGATGGGGACAGTCTTGTGTTTTTTCTTCTGATGATAACAACACTGTTTCTTGGGCTGGTGGTACTTTCACTTCAGCAAGTGGAGAAGATTATACTATTGGAGTAGGTGATACAGGTAATATGGGGGTTGCACCTGAAATAACATATATCTATTTAGATCTAAATGTTTCAGAAACTGCTTACCAAACTACCACTACTTCAGCAGATTCTGTTGGAATAGGGAAAGTACTAATTGCTGTTGCTAAAATTGGGTTAACTGGGGCTGATGATGCAACATATAATCTTTCAGAAGCTACTCAGATAATTGGAGATAACATTCTTGCGAATACGATCGATGCTTCGAAAATTACAGCAGGTCAATTAGTTGTTGGAACTAATATAGGAATAGGGACAGCTTTTGCTACAGCTGATGCAGGAGATCTTGCAACACTTGATTTAGTTGAAACAGCCCAGTTAGGAACGACTGTAATTGTTGGAGGTTATATAAAAACAAGTTTGTTAACTGCTGATAATATAATAGCAGGGACACTAACTGGTATAACAATAACAGGAAATACAATTAGGACATCAGCTTCTGGGTTAAGAGTTGAAATGACTTCAACCGATACTAATAAAATAAGTTTTTATAATAGTGCTGCACTATACGGAGAACTTGAAGTATCTTATACTTCACCAAAAGGATTTATTTCACTTTTAACACAGGATGGAAATGGGCTTACATTAGATACTGATATTGCCGTATCTGGTTATAATGCAAGTGCTTTAAAATCAAATGGAGGGACTTTTGATACTTATGGAAATGCAACCAATAGAATGATAATGATGGATGGGTCTGCTGGATCAGGGACATCAATGTTTGGTATTCAATATACAAGTGGTACCTTTAGATTAATTACTGATTTAAGATTGCAATCAGATTGGTTACCTTATGCAACAGCTACACAAGATTTAGGAAGTGTTTCTTATAAATGGCAAGACCTTCATTTGAATAACGATTTTGTGTATAGAACAAAACACCAACCTGTAATGTATACTAATTATGTAAGTGGCACTACATTATCTAAGGGGAATAGTGGTTTTAGTGTCACTAATTCATCAACAGGTGTATATGTTGTTACTCATAGTTTTGGATTAACTAATTATACAGTTCAAGTAACCCCTTATGCGGCTTCTGGAGGAGGTGCTCCAAGTGCTAAAATAAGTAGTATTGCAACAAATTCATTTACAGTAATAACATACGATGATACTGGAACTGCGGCTGCTTTTGATTTCCAATTTATGCTATTACTTAATACTTAATTTGCTTTAACAAAATTTTAACAATATAATTAATAATAACAATATGTACCCAACAATAAATCTACAACCGGGGCAAAGAGGACCAGAAGTTGAGAAACTTCAGAATTTTCTGATGTCACAAGGTCTTTTGACTCAAGAACAAATAAATACAGGACCGGGTATATATGGTCCTCAAACAAAACAAGCGGTAACATCTTGGCAAGAAATTAATGGTGTAGACAATACTTCTGGTCCCGGATACTGGGGACCGCAATCTATAGGGGTTGCTTCTGGTGGTATTACTGGACCAGTTGATGGAGTTACTGGAGATCCGGTTGATGAAGAACAACCTTATTCTGATGAGGAATATTCACTTGCTCTGAACAACAATCCGATCGTTGCAGAGTCAGTTGCTAAAGGAAATACTGTAGAAGATTTAGCTTATGCGGCTGAATCAGGTGACTTTAGTGGTTTAGTTAATCAATTCGGACAACCTTTTAGTTTAGAAGAGCAACAAAAGGCATTAGCTGATGCAGAAGCCGACAATTCTTTATACTTTAAAGCTTTAGAATCGAAAGAGACAGCAGATGCTGAAAGTACAATGGCTCAACAAAAAGCTGACTACCAAAATTACTTATTAAATTCTGGACAAAATTTCGAAGCAGATAAAGCACAATCTGATGAATCAGCAGCCAGTCGAGGTGTATTATTTTCAGGTGGTAGAGTTCAAAAAGAAAAGAATATGGTAAGAGCTTATGATCAAGATCAAGCTTCTAAGTTAGATACAGCTTCCAGAAATATAGGTAATACAGCTAGAGATTTTCAATATAAATATGGTAACGATGCAACTAATAATCTTTCAAGTAATTATAGTTTAGGAGGAAATACTTTTAATGCGAATAAAGCTACAGGAGGTGTAAGCTCTAATGGTTTATCTAGTATTTATAATCCAAGTCAATACAACTATCAAGGCACACAAAATGTTGCTAAGAAGACAGCTGCGAATACGAGAGCGGCAGGCAAGCTTTGGAATAAAGGAAACAAACTATTATCAACCTCTTATAATAATCAATATTAATATGTTTAACCCAATGGAATCTTTAAGTAAATACTACTCTAACTCAAAACCTTTTGATGTTGGTTCTTATTTGCAACAGTTAAATACTTTACCAAACGGTGGTGGAACTTACAGTGTAGGTGGTGCGGCCGGAGGTCAATCAAATACAACGAGTGGATTATGGCAAGGTCCTGTTCAACCACCTGTTGTCGAACAACCTCCAGTGGTTCAAACACCAGCTCCTATCTTTAATCAACAAGCTCCCACTCAAACAACAACAACAGCTCCAGCACCTCCAGTAAGATCTAAATACATGAATCCAGCAACAGGAAAATACTATACTCCTCAGGAGTATGCGAATAGTGTTGCGATGAAAATTCCAGCAGGTAAAGCCACTGGAGACATAGGACAATATGCAGGAGATGCGAAAATGGATCCTAATCAATCAGCTCAAGATTTAACTACAAGAATGACTAATATGAATAATACTAGAAATGATATTGCAACTGGAACTACAGATCCTTATCAAGTTGGAAATAAATCAGGAATTGCTTACAGTCCTCAAGAATTAAAAGCTATTGAAAATGCTTATGCAGGTATTTACGATCCTGCCTTGAATGATGTCTTCGCTAGATTAGAAGAAAAGAAAGCTACAGATAAAGAAGCTTTGACTAGAAAAAATATGCTCGAAGAGAAAGCTATAGAGCATGGATACCGTATGGAAGAAAAAGAAGCCGAAGGTGGTGGTTTATCTGGTCCTTCCAGTTATCAGGAATGGACTCTTGCTGGAGGTGAAGCAGGAACTGGTCAAACTTATGCAGCATATCTAAAAGGTGATCCTGTCGGTGAAAGTTACAAGTCTCAGATAGCTGGTTCAGGTCTACAGATAGTTGATAATTTACTAGAGATAGGAGAAGCTAATCCAGGCATCTTTGGTTGGACGGCATCCACACCAATGCCAGATTGGTTAAGAACAGAAGCTTACAGAAACTATAATGCACAACTTGATTCATTAAGAGGTAATATAATTCCAGCGGCACTTACAGCAATGAGAGAAGCATCTTCTACTGGAGGTGCTCTAGGTCAGGTATCAGATAGAGAAGGTCAATGGTTAGGAGCTTCTCTTGGAGCTTTGGATATGAGCCAATCTCCAGAACAAGCTATCGCTAGTTTGAGAGAAATTGAAGCACATCTTAAAACTTGGGAGGATGCAGTTGCTAAATATGGTGGTGGTAATAACCCAGATACAATGGAATTGAAAACAGAAGACGGAAAAATTGAAACTTTCGCTTTGCAACCAGACGGGGGTTACAAAAAAGTAATAAAATAAAAAATTATGTCATACACTTATGAACAATTAAAACAAATGGGAGCAACTCCGGGAACACCATCTGGGTCTGTTTCTGGTACATCTCCACAAGCAGGTTCTGCGGTACCTAAAAATAATTATACCTATGAAGAATTAGTTGGTTTAGGAGCAACAGCACCTAAAAAAGAACCGTGGAAACAGCCAAAATCTGTAGGAGGTTTCGCTGGTAATGTTGTAGGTAGTACAGCTGAAGTAGTTGGAGGTCTAGCAAAAGCAGTTTTGAATCCTATCGATACAACAAAAAGTTTATTTAATTTAACTAAAGGACTAGGAGCAAAAGTAGGAGAAAAAATACTAGAAAAAACTGAGACTGGTCAGAAATTCCTTATAGCAGCGAATGAAAGTAGAGCTTCTCGTGGACTTGAATTACTTCCAACAAATGAACAAGGTAGAGTTACACTTCAAGGTAGCTCTGTTTTAGACGACCCAAATCTTAAAATGGTAAATGCTGTAGGAGATTTTTATGTAGAAAGATATGGAGACTGGGATAAAATAAAAGAAACAATGTATGAAGATCCTGTTGGTTTTGCTTTGGATCTTTCTACAGTATTAAGTGGTGGAGGAGCAATAGCTGGGAAATTAGATAAATTAAACAAAGTTTCAAAAGCAAGTGAAGCTGTAAATGTAACAGGTAAAGCAGGAGATTTAGGTAAAGTTACAGCATTAGGAAAAACATCAGATCTATTAAGGAAAGGGGGAGAAGTTACTAATCCAATAACTCAAGGAGGTAGATTATTTGGTAAAGGAATAGAAAAATTAACTAAAGACAAGAAACTTGGTGGTAAAAAATACACTTCAGAAAATATAGATGCTTCACAAAACATAGGAGTTGCCGCAGATGAATTACCTATCTTTGCAAAAACAACATCACCAATTTCAACTACAGCTGAAGCTGTGGCTTCCAAAGGAATTGGAGGAAGTAAAATCTGGGATCGGATGAATAATATTTATACAAAGATGAACGATACTGTTGATAGTTTATTGAAAGGTAAATTAGATGTTGCTGTTATAGGAAGAAATTTATCCACAGCAGTTGATGATTTTAAAAACAATTTCTTTGAACAAAAAAACAAATTATATAAAGAAGCTATTATTCCTAAACCAAAAGTAGCTAATGAAATTCCCGGATATGAAAATATTAAAACTATAACAGTAGGTGCAGAAGATCCACTTTTTGCAAGTTGGAATATGAAAGTTCTCCCAAACGGTAAATATAAATACACAAAACCAACAGGTCCATTATTCTCTGGTAAACAGAAACCTATGCCTGCAAATACAGTAGGTACTCAGAAACTTCTAAAATCTTTGATAGCAAATGAGAAACAAGCATTGAAGGGTTATGGAACAAAAAGTTCTCCAGAACTAAAAACTTACGAAGGTTTGTTAAAAGGTTTAGGTGATAAAAATATGACAACAAGTGATGTTTATAGAACATTACAAAAATTATCTAATGATATTAGATACGGGACAATAGTAAAGACAGGAAATAATGCTAAGTTATCTTTGATTAGAGAATCATTGGATGCTGAATTCTTAGCAACTTTGAAACAGCAAAGACCAGATTTAGCCGCAGCTTTGGATAAAGCTGAGACTTTCTACAAACAGGGAGTAAGTAAATTAAATTCTAGTGTCATACAGACAATTGTAAAAAATGCTGATAAGCCAGATCTTATTGTAAAAACTCTATTGCCAAAACTAACCAGTTTGGAAGATGTAAAATTACTGGTAGAAGTAGTTGGTCAGAAAAATATGGTAGCGATAAGAAAATCTATTATGGATGTTATCTTTACAGAAGCGAAAGGTGTAGCAAAAGAAAATCTACAACCACTTGGAATTTCAAAACAAATCAAAAAGTTTGGGGAAGATAAATTAGAGATTCTATTAAACCCGGATCAATTCAAAGCATTGAAAGACTTGGAACAAATATCAAAAATGATGGGAAAGAGTTCAAAGATCACCGGCGGTTCACAAACATCTTTCAACTTGCTATCTACAGTTGGTGGAGGTTCAGTGGCTACATCAGTAACATTGTTGCTTATGGGTAATCCAGTAGGGGCGATGTTATCTCTTTCACCACTATTCGGAACTATTGCAGCAGGTAAATTTATAAACTCTAATCTTGGAAGAAAACTTCTAGCGGAGGGTGTAAATCTTACAGGTAAAACCGGTCAGAAGATCCAAGCAGTTAGCCCATCGACAGGTAGAGGAGCACAAATTGGAAATCAACTAAATAATTTATACGATTCTCAAAAATAATTAGACAATAAAAAAACACCTTTTTCCGCATTTAAAAAATGTATGAAAGAGGTGTTTTTTTGTTGTAACTTACTACCAAGTAGTCGGTCCTATATTCCCTGCAGATGATTTTCTATTAGTTTTAGCATAATTTTATAAATTATAATTTAGAAAATCAAAGCTGTGTTTAAACATTAAGAAATATATTTTCGATGAACACAGTAATAACTTAATTATATTATTCTTTTTCTAAACAGGCAAGTAGCAGAGGTGTGAAACTTAGTGCTGTTTTTCTAAAACCATTTAGTTTTATTTCTTTCAAAAATATCTTCTCAGCTTTGTTTGCCATTTCTGAGTTTACCTCTATTCCTTCTTTTCCTACTGTTTCAGATAAAACTAATCCAAATTCAAAGGCTAATAACACGGTTTTCTTACCATATACAGGTAGTCTGCATAGGCTTTTTATTTTATTTATCATGTTTTTTTGGAGCTTTTTCAGGATCAACTGATGGTTCTACAATCTTTTCCAATTTACTTAGAATGTTAGCTATCTGTACTAAAACAGAACCAACTATAGCTGGAGCAATTTGTGCTTGTAATACTTGTACGATCTCGTCTCTAACTTTTTCGTCTAGTTTTAACATAATTATATTTTTTTAATTAAATTTGATAATTTTCTTCTTTAAATTTTTTATAAGCTTTAACCGCTTCACTTTTTCTTTCAAAAATTCCAATGTCTATTAGAATACAAGTTTTTCCACGAGCATAAGCCCTCCATTTTCCTGATGCTTTATGAAAAGACACACCAGTAAACCCAGAACTATTGTTTGAATATATTTTTTTATTTAACATATTCTGTCTGTGAGTAACAAATCTAAGGTTGTCTCTTTTATTGTTTAAACCATTACCGTCTACATGATCAATCTCACGATTACCAATTGGTTTCCCTTTTATTTGTTGGTGCATTGATATAACAGATCTTTCTCCATTATCTTTTCTTATATTTCTTTTTGCATACCAATTGTTTCCATCGAAATGTGCAAACCACTTTAATTCACGAAGATCTTTATCTCTATCATCAATCATTGTGTATTTTCCTTTTGTTAATTTTATCTTTTTCATATCTCTTTCAAAAAATTTACATAAGCATCACTTATTTCTCTGGCAACTTTTACGATAGTTTGTTCCATGCGTTCGATCTCTTTTTCGTGAAAAGGACGATAAAATGACTTAATTTTGCCAGTTATCTGCACTTTTTTCTCATTTTGTCGCCAAAAATCGTCATTTTCGACTGTTTTATCCTTAGTTTGGATCCAATCTAGGTGACAATACTCCGGAACTTCACCAATACTGTATTTTAGAGCGACAGCATAAAAGAGTAACTGCCCGTGTTTTATTACTTTTGCTAAAGTCCACGGGATCTTTCCTGTTTTATATTCTCGAAAAACATTATCGACTGAGTCGTAACTATCTATATAAGATAGAATTGGTACCCCAAGAACATCTGTTTTGATTTCGAATTCAGGTGAATCACAAACTACTAGATTTTCCTTAAAACTTAGAAATTCATCTGAATTTATATCAAGACCAAGTTTAGATTTTACCCAAACAGGATCTTCAAGAAGAGTTATATTGGCTGCTAACTCTTCAAGAATTCCAGCGATTCCTTTTCCAAATCTTAAATATTTTGTGTCTAATTTCTTACCACATTCAAAGTACTCTCTTCTGTAGCGAGTAGGATTTGAATTCCAACAGGTTAGTTGGGACCAAGATAACCACGGTTTTGGTAATATTAATTTATTTTGCATAATATATCTTCTATTT